AGCATGGCGTGGGCGAAGGCCTGTAAAACAGGTACGCCCCGTGAAAGATGTGCCTCACAAAGCGCCACAGACTTCAGGATTTTGAGCCCACCACGCATTTCTGAGTAGTGTTGATGTCCTGAGAAAGAATGTGACATGACCTTGTATGGTTCCCGGATCATAGTCCACCGCCCCGCCGCAAAACAGGGTTTGGACTGCCCGAAGACAACTTCTTCCACGCTCTCAGCTACGTCGCCAATTTCCGCCTCATGTCCCATGGAAAGGAAGCTTTGAGTCAACTCTCGCTGCCAGGGGTGTAGGTCTTTCTCCAGAACGAAGATGACTGCATTGTCACCGTCTGCAAGAAAATCGAACTTTTTACCTACGAGCTTGGCCGTCGCCAACACAAGACAGCACATGATCAGTGTGTTGCCCAACCCAGTGTTGAAGTCGCCCGACGCTCTACAACCCCTGACACGGAATCTTACGCCATTTCTGAACTTGCCCGGAAACTCCCGCTGGTAAGACAGAAGCTTCATGAGTCTGGGCTCGCGCATAATGGAATCATATATTCCGTGCTCAACATCCAAATGTTCCATGACGACATGAGACTCAAAAGACTTGCAGTCCACCTCAAACGCCACAACCCCTGGCGCCGACTGCATTTTTCGTCTGATGAGAGCCGCCCTCTCCTCTCCGTTCAAGCCTTTTCCAATCAGTCTTGTCTTTGTTAGGAACTGTCTTCCCCACCCACGGAAAGCAGGGTACAGTGCGTGTTCGAGGGGTTTTAGATAAGAGGCTAGTTCAAGATTATAACGGGGTGAGCGCCCCATAATAATCCTGGGTTTGTGTACCTTATAACCAGCCATCTTCTCAGCCTTTACGAAAGCACTTACTACGGCGTCCTTCGGTTCACTCAAACCGTCAACCAGCAAGCTTCGTTCAGCCTCCTCATACCTAACTCGCAGTCTAGCCACTTTGTAACTGCTCACGACTTGACTGTGGGTCCAAGGTTCCACCTCCAACATGCGTCCACGGAGGACGCGTCGCAGGGTATGGCCCGCTTTGCGGAAGCGGTCCAAACCCTCAGGTGTTGGAAGTGGGTGGCGACCCAGCGTACGCTCTATAAGCCCGCGTACGGCATTGTGGGCACAGGCTTTGTGAACCTGGGGATGCCAAACACCCTCCACAGAGGGTGTCCAGCAGCGGTACATAAACCGCTTGCCATCACCACAGTCAGCCATGTCATTCGGGAAGGTCAACGTCGCACCATCGCGAAGGGGGGGATGTTTGGTCCCCCCCCCACAACAGACGGCTTCCGTTCTGCCATAGCTTTCCTAAGGTTTAGCTAGCACGAGCCGCGTGCCCTGCGGCTCAAGAATTGAGTCACGGTTTCCACCAAAAACCGTCTTGAGAGTTGCCCACACGCCTGTGGGCCCCGTCGGTGCCTTCAGCACGCCCTGTGAAAGTGCGCCAAGAACATCAATGGACCAAACTGCTGCAGTAGACCTCAAAGCACCAAGGGACTCGACCTCGTTCTTCTGGGGTAAACTAGAAAAGACTAGAGTTCCCGGCAGAAAAAGAGAGAGATCCATGGCACTAACACCTCGCTCCTTGGCCCATAGCCGCGCCCTGGAGCGCAGCGAGCTGAGAAGGGAGGTGTCGAGGCCTCTGAAACAGCGGACATTGAAGAGCTCGGCGACGAGCTCAGGGCAGACCCAAAGGCCAGAACCGCTCGGTCGTTCTTCAGATCGGAAGAACACCTCAACAAGGGATATGGAGCCGACTTCTCCTTCATCCGACTTTGTGGTAACCTGGCGTGCCATACCAAGTTTGGTGCCATCCACGCTGTACTCCTGCATCCACAGGAGAGCAAGCTGGGCATCGGAATCCACGGGGAGGTCTTTCCACCACCCGCGCACTCTCTTGCCAACAACCTCCAGGTCTCTAGTTACCCTGGAGCGTGGACGTAACCGTAACGAGCCGCTAGAATCAGCCCGCTCGGTGGTCGTGTCGGTGACCACCGGTTCTTTATAGTCCGCTGCCCATGCGAAACTGGGGACGTAGGTTCTTTCAAACCCATAGGGGTTAAGAACTGCGTCAATCATTTCCCTGTCAAAGGAAAGACCAGTAGACTTGTGCGTGTAGGATTCATTCCTCATCTCTTCGCCGACATACCACTTACTGTCGAAGGCGAACCACCACAGC